TTTGGGCCTGCCCTATCGCCCGCGAGGCGGGCAATTGACGGAGGAGATTCTCGACGGCTGCCGGCGCGATTACGGCCACGGGCCGGTGCGGGGCGAGCGGCCGGTCATGGGCGTGGACGTGGGCAGTATGCTGCACGTGGTGGTGCGCGGGCCGCTGAACTCGGAAGGCGAACGGCCGCAGCGGTTCGCGGGCGAGGTGGCGACGTTCGACGAGTTGGGTCGCCTCATCCGGCAGTACCGGCCCAAGCGCGTGGTCGTGGACGCCATGCCGGAGACGCGAATGGCGCGGGCGTTGCAGGCCGACTTCCCCGACGGGCTGGTGTGGCTGGCCTATTACACGGAGGGCAGCAAGGACGAGGGAGCGGTGCGCTACGACCAGAAGAACGGGACGGTGCTGGTCGACCGGACGCGAGCGCTCGACGCAATGCTGGAGGGGTTCTCGGAGGTCGTGCAGGAAAACACGCTGCCGGCCGCGGCCAGGGGCATCGGTGACGGGGATTATTACCGGCATTTGACGGCGCTGGTGCGGGTGATCGAGGAAGGCGGTCGAATCGGCGCGGACGTGGCGCGATACGTGGCGGAGACGCCGGATCATTACGCCCACGCCGAGAATTATTGCTGGGTGGCGTCCCAGGCGGCCAAGACGCGGACGCTGGGGATGGCGGTCGGCCGTGGAACGAAGGGTTGGTAGTTACAGAGGACGAGAGTGCGGTTAGGAGAGGGCAAGAGATGGCAACTTTGGGACAACGGGTGGGGTGGTTTTTCAACGCGCCGGCGGAGCAGCCGCGCGGGCCGCGCAAGGTGAGCGTGTCGTCCAGGACGCTGGCGGGCGGCCGGTCGCGGGTTACCCACAACGGCGGCATGCACGGCGGGGCCTACGATGCCCTGTGGGGCGTGGCGGTGCGACCGGATCGGGAAGTGGACTGGCGGGCGCTGAATCTCGACGCGCAGACGCTGGACCGCATCGGCACGGCCGATCTGGTGCAAATGATGGCGGATTTGTCGCCGGAAGTGAGCGGGGCGCTGTGGCACTTCATCCGGTTCTGCAATCCGGGATGGGAGGCCAGGGCGCTGCGGCCGGGGACGGAAACCGAGGACAAGGTCGGCAAGGCCAGGCTGGATGAGTTTATGAAGACGCTGGGCGAGCGGCACGGCGCGCCGGACGTGGTGTGGAACATGTTCTTCATGACGGCGTTCCTGCGCGGCGCGTTCTTCGGCGAACTGGTGGGCGACGAGAACGGGCGGCGACCGGTGGACCTGGTGGCCATCGACCCGCACGCGGCCGAGTTTCGGGAGGTCGACGATCCGGTGCTGGGCAGCGCCTGGCAACTGGGGCAAACGTGGGCCAACCAGTTCCGGCCGATCGACGCGCCGACGGTGCGTTACGTGCCCGTGGACCCGGTTCCGGGCGTCGCGCCGTACGGCCGCTCGCTGGTGACGCCGGCGATATTCTCCTCGCTCTTCCTGCTGTCGCTGCTCCACGACCTGCGGCGGGTTGTGGCCCAGCAAGGTTATCCGCGGCTTGACCTGGAAGTGAAGCTGGAGCAGTTGGCCGAGTCGATGCCGGCGGATATAGAAGACGACCCGGACAAGCAGGACGCGTGGGTCGAAGGGGTAATCAACGATGTGGCGACGATGTATGCCCAGCTTCAGCCGGATGACGCCTACGTGCACACGAACGTGGTGAAGGTGAACCGGCCGGTGGGCGCGGTGGACGCGTCGAGCCTGGGGGCGGTGGACTCGTTGATCCGGGCGGTCGAGCGCATGGCTATCCGGGGATTGAAGACGATGCCGCTGCTGATGGGCAGCAACGAGGCGGTGAGCGAGACGCATGCGAATCGGCAGTGGGAAATCCACGTGGCGGGCATCAAGGCGCTGCAACACCTGGCGGAGCAGATGATCGGGCACTTGCTGACGCTGGCGCTGCAGATGCAGGGGCTGCGGTCGGTGGTGGAGTTCCGGTTTGCGGAGTTGCGGGCGAGCGAGGCGCTGCGGGACGCGCAGGCGGAGGCGGCCATCATCGACAACGCCAAGCAGAAGTACCTGGCGGGGTGGATCAGCCAGGAAGAGGCGTCCCTGGAAGTGACGGGGCACGCGGCCGACCTGCCGCAGCCGCGCGTGATCGACATCGTGGGCGGCGCGGACATCGTCGACCTGAGCGTGGCGGAGAGCGGGCAGGAATTGCGAGGACGGCCGGTACTGAGTTATCCGGCGCTGTCGCACCCGGACCCGGCGCGGCGAACGGCGGCGCTGGCTGAAAAGATGGAGGAGCGGGAAGACTGGCGGCGGGCGCTGTTCGCGGAGATGGAATCAGCCAGAGAGGCGCTGGAGAACGTGCTCGCGGATTAATTACGTGTAGGGCATAAGGAAAGGAACGGAGCTATGTACGATTCGGACGAGGTCAGAGACAAGGTCAGGCAGGAGATGTTGGGCATGGCGCTGTCGCCGGCGGCGAGCGTGTGGCAGCCGTCGCCTGAAGAGCGGGCGGCGCTGGCTGAGGCGCGGGTGGCGTTGAGGCGGGAGTTGGAGGCGGTATTGGCGACGTTGGGCGTAGCGGCCGAGCGGGCCGACCGGCTGGAGCGGTTGCGGGCGGTCGTGCAGGCGTGGGCGAGCGAGTTCGTTTTAGCGCTCGAGGAGTCGCTGCGGCCGCTGCTGGAGCGGCTCGCCGCGGCGCTGGAGGCCGTGGGTGGGCGCTTCCGCGAGCTGGCTGAGGCGATCGGGTTGCTTGAGGAAGCCGACGCGCCTGAGCCATTTCCGTGGCAAAAGCGGCCGCGGGTCCCGGACGTTCGCGCCGCGAGATCGGTAGACGCGGTGGCGGCCGGGCGACATCCGGCGATGACGATGCGGACGCGCATCCGCGGAGGGCGGCGATGAGCAGGGAAACGGTGAGGATGGCCAGGCTCGGCATTCGGCCGCGCGCGGCCGTGATGGCGCCGATTGCGCTCGCCGAGCGGGCCGAACTCGCGGCGTTGCGGGACAAGGTGCTCGCCTTGCGGGGCGACCTGTCAATGGCGTGGGCGCAGCGGAATGCGGCCCAGGCGGCATTGGACAAGGCCAACCGGGATAACGACGCGCTGCGGGCGGAGTTGAGAAAGGCAAAGCAGACTGCGGCCGTTTTTGAGAAAGCGTACAAGATTACCAGCTGGCAACTCAACGGATTTCTGAAATCGACGCCAGTGTTCAGGATAAATATAGGGAACGACGGTGCGCTCGAATGGGAGGGGGAGAACGAAAGCATGCTAAAGGAATGGGAAGACATTGGGACACGCAGACCCGGAGTCGTGCCCACAAATTGTGAGGAAGAACACGGGGAAAACTGAACGCGATGAAGGTATCGGCGAATGTGGTCAACGCAGCAGAGGCAACCGGCAACCGTATGACAGCCATGTACATTGACGAGCTAGAAAAGAAAATAAAATGGCTCGAAGCATATAACGAAAAATATGGCGAACAACCAGGAGAAGAGGACACGGACGAGCTGGCATGGGTGCGCCGGCAATTGGCCGAGGCCCGGGCGCAGCGGAATGCGGCCCAGGCGGCATTGGACAAGGCCAACCGGGATAACGACGCGCTACGGGCGGAACTCAGGAAGGAGCGAGCGCGGGCGGATGACCTGGAGGCGCTGTACCGGGCGGCCGACCGGTCGATCAGTCGATTTATCAGCGAAGGCGAGACCAGGACGCTGGTCGACAGCATGGCAACCTATCAATGGGAGGATGAAGAAGAATGAAAGCAGCGGCGAACGTGATTGCGGCGGTAGCATGGATCAGCTTTCTCGGGGCCTTGTGGTGGCCGTTGGTGGCGGGCGAGATGCCGCCGGTCGGCGCGTGGTTCGCGGCGACGGCATTCTCGCTGCTGGTAGGTTTGGTGGTGCCGGGCTTCCTGCTCAATCTGGAGGACCGGTTGCGACCGGTGGCGCGCGGCAAGCGAGAGGAGATCCGGATGACAACGCGCGGGAAGCGAGAGGAATGACGACCATGCTCCAGGCCGGCGCGACCAGTAAGAAGCGTCTGGCCGCGGCGCGGTATCACCTGGCGCTGACGGCCGGGCTGCCGCTGGCGGGCACGCGCTCGCCGGCGGACGGGCCGACGACCGGGGAACTGCTGCTGGAGGGCAGCCTGGCGCGGGCCATGCAGCCGGCGCTGGCGGAGATGTACCGGCGGCCGATCGAGGCGAACCTGACGGCGATGGCGGAGCAGAACCGGGACGAGATCGCGCGGTCGGTGCTGGCGTTTTACCGCGAGCGGCCGGACACGCTGGAGCCGGCGCGGTCGGCGCTGGCGCGATACGCGCGGCAAGGGTTCGAGATCGGCGGGCAGATGGGCCTGGACGAGTTGGGGCTGCCGGGGCAGTTCGCGTTGAGCGACGACCACATCGTGGAGGTCCTGACGGCGCACGTAGGCCGGCTGACGTCGGCGCAGCGGCAAGCGCAATTGTCGGTGGCGGTGACGACGGCGGACGAGATCGGCCGCGCGGTGGACAAGCAGCGCGAGGCGGGGCTGACGGTGGTGGACATGCTGCCGGCGCTGAGCGCGTGGGTGCTGGGGCGAACGGTGATTCGCTCGGCCACTATCGCCATGACGGAAACGGTGCGGATGACGCGCTGGGGCATGGCGTGGGCTTTTGTCGGCAACGGCATCCGCGGGGTGCGGCACGAGTGCGCGGCCGACGTGGAGCGGCGTTGCAACGGTCAGTGCCCGCCGTTGTGCGGGACGGAGTATGAGTTGGGCGGGGTCTTCAACCCGATGCGGGGCATCCCGAGCGCGGGGCAAATCCCGCTGCATCCGGGCTGCCGATGCTGGTACTCGCCCCTGACCGATGGATGGGTAAAGCCGGCGCTGATCTGGACAGGGTTTGCGCTGGGTTTGTTGAATGATTAGGAGAAAAATGGACGAGAGACAAGAGGAAGGGCGGGCGGAGATCCGTTTGCTCCACGGCTACGCGGTGGTGGAGCAGGAAACGGATGAGAACGGCCGCGTGCTTCGATGGCGGCAATTGACGGTGTCGTTCCCGATGAATCCGGGAGGCACCATGAGTTTCAGCTTTGATTTCATGAATCAGGGCGAAGTGTCTATCGGCATGAATACGAGCGCGTTGATGGGAGATGAGTGGCATGAACAAGCAGACGAAGGGCGATGACGGCCGCTACAAGGAAGTAATCGAGCAGAACGGGATACGCACGGAGATATGGCGCGACCGTGACGGGAACGTGGTGGACATCGTCAAGCGGATCAAGCAGGAAGAGGACCCGCGCACCGGGGGGCCAAAGGGCAATGAGCAGCGACGACCGGCGTAAGGGGAAACGAGATGGAAGGAAGGGCGGCGGAGAAGACGCAGAAGCAGCGGCTGTCGGGGGGCCTGGCGGAGTGGGCATGGAAGGCGGCGCTGCGCCTCGCCATGTTGAAGGAGCCGGGCGTGTACGAAGTGTGGTTGATCGTGCGAGCGGACAACACGCGGATGCTGGTGATCCAGAACGCGGAACGGCCGTACAAGCTGGAGGACCTGGGGCAGTGACGGGCGCACTCGACCCGGTGGCGCTGGTCGAAGCGTTGCTGCCGGTGGGCGAGGCGCTGGATTACTGGGCGTGGCGCAGGCTGGCGGATACCAACGACAAGCTGGCGTCGGCCATCGCGACGGCGGTGGCGGCCGGCGCCCCGCCGGAAACGATCCGGCGATACGTGGTGAACCGGACCGGCCGCACGGAACTGGCGGCCTTTGTCGAGCAGGCCGCGCGGTGGCTGGCGGCGAACCAATAGGCAGCCCCCCTCTCCCTTGCCGCCAGGGTCATCGACGGCGACACACGCATTGATTCGGCCGTATGTTGGCGCGCAAACGGCCGAATTTTCCCCTCCAAAATCGGAAGTTTTCAGAGTCATTGCCTTGACTTTTCAGACCGTTCTATTGTATAATATTAAATAATATTTAATATAATTTAATATTATATAACTAGATAAGAGAGACAAGACCATGACGATTTACGATGACATCAACGAGTTGCTGGAAGACAAGACCCTCGACGCGGCGCAGGTATCGGGAATCGCATGGGGGCCGAGCCGCGGCTACCGGGTCGTGATGGACGACGGCAGCCAGAAGCAGATATCGGAAAAGGATTACCGGCTGCTGGACGACAACCTCGAAGCGATGAATGAGGCCTGGCGGCAGACGCGGAAGGCCAAGCGTTAAGAACCGAATAACAAGCACTCAGCAGCCTCCCTTCCCAAGCGACGGCGGTAGGAAACGGAATGCCCTGAACAGACGAGAGAGGAAAGGCAAGCCTCCCTGCGGTCAACCGGCAGTTCGACACAGGTCCGGTGCAAAAGGCAAGGTTGGTAGGGATTACCCCAAGCTACTAAGGTGGGCGGCCGAAGCGGCCAGGAAGAGAAGCTGCCGAGTGAATGTTATTCGAAATGAGTGATTCAGGAGACAAGACCATGTTGGAGATGACGAAAGAGACGGTTGGAGCGGCATACGAGGCATTGAAGACGGCCGTCCTCACTGCGTATGAGGCGGGTGAGGCGGCCATCATGGCGAAGAACGCGCTGGAGGCCATGCGCCTGTCGATGATGATGACGGGCGAGATCGACGGCAAGAACGAGGCCCAGCGAGAGGCCAGGGCGCGCCAGTTGCTGGAGGAGAAGTACGACGCGGTGGAGTTTTACGAAGCGGGCGCTCGCCGGGCAAAGATCGCCCTGGAAGTGGCGAGGCTGGACGTAGAAATGGTTCGGGCGCAATTGCGCCTGGCGGAACTGGTCGAGGCTTCCGCGGCTTAGGCCGCGGTCGCCTCGGCCTCATTTTTTAGAGAGGGTAACGATGAAAGATTTCCCGGTTGACGCGGGCATGATTGGCGTAATCCCCAAGGCGGCGATGCAGCGTGGTGACGGCGGCTGGCCGGAAGGCGGGATGGTGATCAAGGTGCAGGGCGGCCGTTACCTGAATCTGCACTACAACGACGGCCGGATCACCATCACGGCCGACCTGAACGGCGCGGTGCCGGTTCTGGAAGACACGGAGTTCTGGGTCGGAGATTTGTGCTACGTGCTGGAGAGCAATATTCCGACCGAGGATTGTGGGTGGTATGAATCGACCAATCCGGCCCCGGGCTACTGGGCGGCTTGTGTCAGCTCATCCGAAACGCCGCGGCACGGCGGGTGCTATTTCGCCAAGCCGTTCCGCTTGGACGGCGGGATGGCCGGGCTGGTGTCGAGTACCCAGTGGGGCGATGGGGTGTATCCGGGAACGGCGCGGACTGAGGGCGAGTATACGGTCTGCGTGACGATCGAGACGGGCGACACTTTTGAGGACGACGAGGAGGAAGAGTAATGGCGACGCTATGCGGGCAGACGGAAACGGCCGTGACGGTACTGGCCGGTTGGGAAGACGAGGAACCGGGCGAGGTTCAGTCGCTGGTTGTCTTCGATGGCTGGTCGATCGTGAAGGCGCTGTACGCCCTGGTGAATTCGCAGGCGATGATACAGCGAGCGATCCGGCGCTCGGGTGCATTCCGGGTGCTGGGGGCGAATATCGAGGTGGATTCGCCGGGCGTGCAAGCGTGGTTGGTGGAGGACGTGGGGTATCTGTCGGAGTCGGTGGCGCTGGGCGAAGGCCTCTTGCTGAGCGAGCGGGAATCGCGCGGGGTGCGTCGCGGCCGGGAGTTGGCGGAGCTGATCCTGGAAGTGCGCGACGACGGGATGCTGCTGGTGAAGGCGGGCGATGCCTGGGCAACGATTGACCTGACGGCGCTGGCGGCTGAAGCGCCATAGTCGCGAGAGCGAGACAAGACCATGTTGGGATTTGTGTACCTGCTGCATTTCGAGGAACCGATCGCGCCGGGAAGGCATACGTGCCAGCACTATATCGGCTACGCGGCCGATCTGGCGGCGCGAATCCAGGCGCATGAGACCGGCCACGGGGCGCGGATCACGCAGGTGGCCAGGGAACGCGGTATCCGCTTTCAAGTGGCGCGGCTGTGGCGCGGCGATCGGGCATTGGAGCGACGGTTGAAGGACCGGAAGCACGCGCCGCAGTTGTGCCCGATTTGCGGCCGAGGCTGCGCGGTAGGGTACGCGGAAGAGATTCCGGCCGAAACCATCGACGATTATTTGCTGGCATTTTAGGAGAGATACCATGCTTTTTTACACTCACAACGACGACCCTGAATGGCGGGAGGCGACGATTCACAACATCGATACGGGTATTACCTACAAGCTCGAATTGCAGAGCTTCAATGGGGTGAGGACACCGGTCGTGGAAATGATTGCGCCGGAGGCAACGGCGTTGCAAGGTAAGCGATTGTTCAAGGGCGAGCAGGCGGTGGAGTTCTGGCGGGCGCTTCTCTTCCGCAATCCGTGGAATGGGTCGCCGACGTCGCCGCGGCATTTTCTGGACGAGCTGGTCGGAAGAAACGAGAGCGAGCTAGAGGAGGGGACTCCTTTTTAGGAGAAGGCAAGCCATGACCAAGAAGCAATCTTTCATACCCACGGCGCGGTACGTGGGGCCGACTAATGAGGTGCGAACGGGTGAGGCCGAGTACCAGGGCGGCCGGATTTATCCGATTGACCCGGAGGCGCACGCGAAGTTGCGAGCGTTCTGGGAGGCCAAGGATGACCCTCGGCCGGCGCGGGAATCGGCGCCTGAGCCGAAAACGGTGGGACGGGCGTCTGCGGCGCGAGACGGCCGGTCGAACCGGCGGATCGTGCTGCCGCCGGAGACGCTGGACAAGGCGATGCGCCGGCACGAGGCGGGCGAGCCGCTGTCTGCTCTGGCGGCCGAAATCGGCGTGAGCACCATCACCTTGATCCTGCGTCTTCGAGAGACCGGATATGACACGGGGCGGCGGGTCAATCCCGGCAGGCGCGGCAAGGCGGTGGCGGCATGAAGAAGTTGAAGGGCAAAGGGGCGCAGCCGGCGGCCGATTGGGCGGAGTATGAGGCGTCGCACGCGCTGGAGTACCGGCTGGGCGAGCTGCTCATGGCGTGCGAGGGTGTGGCGCTCGGGATGAACGACAATTTCGAGTTCGAGGTGTGGGGCAAGCTGCGGTTTGCACCCGGCGAGAACATGGTGCGCCTGTCGGCCGTTCGCGGGGACTTGAGGGAGGCGGTGCGGCTGGCGCACGTGGCGGCGCACGAGCTGCAGATGCCGCGGCTGATACAGGTGAGGACGAGCGGTTAATTCGGGTGATTGGCCGCGTTGCCGGAGACGGCCGCGTGGTAGTACGGAGCAAGCAATGCTGAAGTGGTATCGAGTGGAAATACATGGTCGCGTCGATGGCAAGCCGCGTGTTGTGAAGACAACGCTCCAGGCCAAGGACCCGATGTGGGCGGCTTACGAGGCCGTTGGACACGAGTGGACGGACGGTGATATCGACCATTACTACACGCGCGTCCTGCGCACGGGCAAGCGGGTCGTGTATTTCATGCTGGATGCGGCCGTGGATTCGCGCCTATTTGTCACGGATCATGAGTCGTTCGACGACATGGTGACGGAAGTCAGCGACGCGGCCGAACTGGCGGCGCTGGACGGTCATCCGGTGCTGCCGGGGATGGAGACGGTCGATGCTGGGTGAACTGACCCACGGCGCGGAAGCGGCGGCGATCCTGGGCGTGGCCCGGTCCGACGACGTGTGGCGGGCGGT